GAAGTGGGCTGGGAAGGAAAAGTAGGTGCTGGAATAAAATTAAAGGTTAAGTTCTAAAAAAGAAGCCCCTCACAGGGGGCTTCTTTCAGGTACCTTAATTACCTGTCCGGCCACAATCATCCTCCAGGAAATAATGCGGCTCTCTGCAGTGGTAGCAGGTCGCCTTTTCCTGGGCAGCCTGCACTGCTTCACAGTAGCGAGCAGCTACATCATCATGGTCCCACTCGCCGAGGTCAAACGTGGCGAGTGTTTTGCACTCAGCGATATTGTTTTTGATACTGCTAATTTCAAGAATTTCGATTCTGAAGTCCCGGCGATGATGTTCAGCTTTAACTATCACATCCCCGGGCTGAACGATGAATAGTGCGTGTTCTCCGCAGGCAAGAGGCCCGCGCCTGCGGATGTAGATAGGCTTTTTAGGAGACCCATCTGCAGCACAGATAACGTGTGCCCTGCCTGTGTTAGTCAATCCTCCACCCCGCTCCCAGAGAGCGGGGTATCCTTTCTTTGTTCTTTCAATCTTAATTTTTACCATTTCTTCTTCCTCCTTATAATCTGCCGGGACCGGTGTCCCGGTTTCGGCTTTTACCAGAAATTCATTTCATTCCCATCAATAAGGTAATTTGATAATGTCCACAAACAACATTTCAGCGGTTCTATGTGCTAAACCATTGTCTTTAGTGATCCATACCCCTCTACATCCAACTCCTCTGATCCATTCCCAACCTGCTGAATCTAATCCTATCCTCTTTCCTATTTTCCTGGTTGTATCTGCCATGTAAATTTTGGGATTTTGTTGCTCATATATTTTCATTTCCATTTTGTTCATCATTTTAATTCTCCTTTCTTTTTTCTTTTAGACCTGCCTCATTAGGTCCCGAACGGCCAGCTTCGAGCAACACCCCAAAGGGCGCTTCGGCTTTTAGTCCTCCTCTTCTATAGCCTCTTCCTCTATAGCCTCTATTGTATCCTGCAAACTGATGAAGCTCCCACCTAACCAACCCGCTCTATTTTGGAGGGCCCCATCAATGTGGGCCATCCAATATCCTCTAGCCCTCTCAAATTCCTCTGGAGAAACCTCTCTAATTATTTCCTTCATCTCATCCAAAATGTTGTAAATCTCCTCTGCCAATTCTTCCAATCTTCCTACTGCTTCTTTCTTTGTCATCTTAAAACTCCTCCTCCTTAAAGTTTTCTTTCTTTATTATTATTATAATAAACAACCCTTAGGACGTCAACCCTTTTTTGAAAATTTTTTGGAAAAAATTTGAAGTTTGAAGGGAGAGGAATTAGAAAGGAGGCCTCTCCCCGTAGTGCGCGTAGTACCTTCTACGCGCTTTCTCGTATTCTCTCCAATCTCCCGTATCCTGGCCTTTCCAATAGGCCTTTACTTGTGCCCTTCGGAGTCTTTCAGCTTCGGGGCAAAGATAACTTCCAACAACACATCCACATCCTAATTTCTGTCCCAGTTCTTTCCTCATTATTAATTCCTCCTCCTTAAGTTTTCTTTCTTTATTATTATTATAATATAGATGACTTACTAGGTCAACCCTTTTTTGAAAATTTTTTGAAAAAATAACCCACCTGATTAAGGTGGGTTTTTCATTAGGTGAGTTAGGAAATAAGCTCGTCTGCGCTTATTTTCCCCTTCAGATATTCGGCAACCCTCGCTTTTTCTACGGAGCTGCTTATATCGGCAACTTTAACCTCTTCTCCTTCGTCAGTTACGAGATACCAATACCTATAATCGTTTTTCCAACTTCCGCCAACTCTCTTCTCAATTATGTCCCCAGCCTTCGCGGTGTAGGTGCCGGACACCGTAATTGACTTTTTGCCGTATTCCCTATGTAAATCAAAGAATTTCCTCTGGATCCTGCCGTCCTCGATGTACAACCGCGCTACATATGGCTTGCCCTTTCGGGGGTCGTTTGTTGCTTCAAAGGCAAACTCAAACTCCTTACTCTCCTGTCCTCTCTTTTCGTTTATAACCCTTTGGATTTCCTCCTTAAGCTCCTCAAGTTCTTCAATGCTCCAATCCTTCAAATTCAGTTCCTTCTTCACTTCAATTCCTCCTCCTTAAGTTTTCTTTCTTTATTATTATTATAATATAGATGACTTACTAGGTCAACCCTTTTTTGAAAATTTTTTGGAAAAAAATTTGACCCTGGGAAAACCCAGGGTCATTTCACCAGTCTACCGAATAGGAGCTTGAGGTTTCGGCGTTATGTTTGGTCTATCGGTAGTCGGAGGAGGTTTTATATTATCTCTTGTCAGCCCCTCCCTGAGCAAGGGTTTTTGTTTTCTTTCACTTCCAATAGTGCAGTTTATTCGCTCCCCACACCAAGGGCAGAAAGTCAAAGGCTCCCAGTGCTGGGCAAGGCAAACTTTGACCTTAGGCTTGTGTTCCAGTGAAGTGTAATTGACCTTTATGGCTACAGCTCCTTCTTGGAAATTCCTAGCCATTTGCTCACAGCATATTTCAACTTTCATTTATAAGACCTCCTTTGACCAATTGCATTTTTGAAAAACTCCCAAAAAGTAGGCATAGCCTTGCTATTGCTAATCCCCACCTTTCTTAGCACTTAGAATAGCCGCAGTTTTGACATGTTTGACATCCCCCACCTAACACAAACGCAGCCACTCCGCAGGAGGGGCAAATGTCAACTTGAACAGGAAGGTTCCCTTGCCCGTCGCCTTTTTCAGCAAAGTTTTTCAAAACTTTTCCAATCGCGTCGGGGATTGAACAGATTCGATTTTGCCCAAATCCTACTGATGAGGCTCCTCCTATCCCAATGAGCTGGTCGGTAATTTCCTTCACCGGGACACCACTTCTTAGGCTGAGTGAGACTAACCGAGCTATTGCCTCTGTTACGGCGGCTATATCTGAGCCCGCCTTGCCTATGTTTGCGAATACCTCGAAGGGTTTTCTGTTTGCGAAGTTTAACGTGATATATGCCCTCCCAGAAGGGGTTTCTATCCTGGTAGTTACCCCTTTTAATGTAGCTGGCCGGGTCAGGGTTTTTTCCTCACTTTTTGAGGATTCTTCACTTGTTACTGTTTGCAAAACCCCTTCCCTAGAACCGTCACGATACACAGTTATTCCTTTACAGCCTTTCTGATGAGCGAGTTCATATATTCGTTTTACCTCCTCTTTTGTGGCGTTGTTAGGGAGGTTTACAGTCTTTGATACGCTAGAATCTACCCATTTTTGGACCGCTGCCTGGACTGCAACGTGTTGTTCCGGGGAAACTTCGTGGGTGCAAACGAAGGCGGGGTTGTCAGCCAACCAGTGCCTTACGACGTGTTCACCCGTGCGGTCTTTCCTTCGGTATTCTTTAGCAAAATTGGGCTCAATCCCTGAGCTTACCCCTGCTAGAATTGAGGTTGTTCCGGTCGGCGCCTGGGCAAGCAACGTGGCGTTTCGAATCCCGTCCTCCTCGATAGCTATTGCCAGGTGTTGTGGTAACTTTCGAACAAACGGTGACTTCAGAAACTCTCCGCTCGAAAACTGCGGGAAAGGTGAGCGTTCACGTGCTAATTCTACCGACGCCGAGTACGCGCTAATTGCAAGGTGTTCAAATATTGTTTCGGTAAGTTCAAGTGATTCCTTGCTCCCGTACCGTATACCCATGAGGATAAGGGTATCGGCCAATCCCATTACTCCTAACCCTAGACGGCGCAAACCTTTTGCCTGCTTTTCGTTTTCGGGGAGGAAATATGAGCTTTTGTCTATCACGTTATCAAGGAACCTAACTGCCCAGGCAACTGTTTTGTCAAACTCCTCCAGATCAAATCTGCCGTCTTTGCTAAGGAAGCCTACCAGGTTAAGAGCGCCTAAATTGCAAACTCCATAGGGTTCCAACCCTAATTCTCCACAAGGGTTAGTGGCAATAATTTCCGAACAGTACCTGGCGTTATACAGGAGGTTGTAACGTTCCAGGAATACCACCCCAGGTTCACCACATCTCCAGGCAGCTTCACAAATCTTGTCCCAAAGTTTTCGGGCTTTGATTCGCTTATATACCCTAGTGGGGTATCCACGTATTTTCCACATTCTTAGGTGGCCATCCCATTCCTCGTTATATGCCGGGTGAGAAGTGTCCGGGAATTCAAGCACCCATTCTCTGTCCTCCTCCACTGCCTCCATAAAGTCCTCAGAAACACACACCGAAAGGTTCGCGTGTTGAAGTTTTGATAGGTCTTTTTTAACATCGATAAACTCCTCTATATCGGGATGCCAATCGTGGAGCATGAACATAAGTGCCGCCCGTCTACTTCCTCCCTGCTCAACCTGTGCGGCAACACCGTCCGCCGCCATCATCCAGCTTACAGCACCAGAGGAAATACCTCCGACACCTTTCACGTACGTGCCCCGAGGTCTCAGGGTACTCCAGTTTATTCCCACACCTCCTCCCCGAGAATTAATTTCCAGCACCGTTGCTATCGTGTCCATGATCGCTGTGCGGCTATCATTGCCTTTTCCAGGTGATTTCGCCTCTACTGGGATTACGAAGCAATTGAAATACGTTACTCCGTATCCGCTCCCCGCCCCAGCTAAGATTCTGCCTGCAGGGATGAACTTCCATTCGTTCATTATCTCGAAGAATTTTTGCTGTTCCTCTTTGCTGTCACCAATGGCGTTTGCAACCCTCCTGAACATTTCTGAAGGTTTTGTTTCGATAGGTTCACCTTTTTTGTTTTTCAAGGCGTACCTATCCAGAAATACTTTTTGACGCTGTTCATTCCAAGGTACCTGTACTTGCACTTATATTTTCCTCCTTTATCGTTTTTACGCTGGACTTTCCAGCTGTTTTCACAACCTCAAAAACTTTGTCGGAGTTTTCCAGGATGTCCTCTCGAGGCACCCTCTCATCACTAACCATTATAACCTGGACACCCAGCTTATGACTGATTTGTGTAATCATCATCAATGCTCGTCTGTTTGCATCCTCCCCTTTCAACCTGGAAAAAGGTTCATCTAGCAGGAGAATCGGCCTTACCTGTTTGTCTCGTCGCATTGACCAGTATGCGATTTGCAGAGCCAACGCCGCTACATCAATTGCCCCACCCCCTGCATTTCCGAGTGGTGGAAACTCCAGCTCATCCCGGACAAAAAGCAGTTCCACCTCCGTTTTTCCGCGTTTTTCGTGAAAATTGACTTTGAGCTTGTAAGGGTCGTCAAACACAGCTTCCATTGCCATGCTGACCTGCTCGGACAGGTGGAATTCCAACTGTTTTTGGGTAGCTAACCCAACCTGTTTTACGATCTCGATAGCTTCTTCGTAATAGGATAACTGCTTTTTCCCTTTTTTGACCTCGTGTGCCAAGTTTTCGATTGATTTTTGCAAAAAGTCTCTTTGACCTTTGAGGTTTTCTAAATGTGCTCTAAGTGACTGTACCCTGTTCATGCTACCTCCTTCCTTCCTCCTCGATAGATCGCAATTGTTCTTGTATCCTTTCAACTCTGCTTTCCAAATCACGTTTTAGCTTTTTCAGCCCTTTTTGCAATTCCTTAATTTTTGCCTCAACTTCGTCCTCGTTGGAAACTCCCAGTTCATTGAGCTGAGAAAGGAGAAACTTCAACTCCCCTTGAAGCTGTGTTCTTTTCTCTTTTCTCCTTTCTAACCGCTCCTTAATTTCCAACAACTCTTTTTCTAGTCCTCTAGGTGGCACAATATCAACCTCCTCACTTCTTTTGACACTTTATTTGCCTTAAAAAACTGTTCTAGGTTACGCCTAAAGGAAAGGGTGAACCCTTGTTTACCTGCACTACCTAGTTTTTCGATGTACGCCGAAATTCTCGCATCTCTTTCCTTTTTCCGTTCCAAGTGCTTTGTGTCGAAAACGTTCTTCTGAATTGGGAGGTGCACCGGAATAACGCAGTTTGAGTCGGCGTAATACAGGAAACATCGAGGGCGGTGATTCACCTGGTCAGCAGTTATCCTCAGCATACTACCCGGATTGACGAGTACACGACCCCCTTTTCGTCGCACAAAACTTAAGTGGTTGTCACCAACAAGAATAATGTCAAACTCATCAAACTTGCTCAAAAGTTCGTCTGCTGTGTGTGCACTGGGATCCCAGTACGGGTGGTTTTCTGGCCAGGTTAACTCGTGGAGCAGTAGAATCTTTCTTCTACCCTCCGTCGGTATGGTAATTCTGTTGGGGTTGTGCCCGAACGGAAGCCCCACAACAACGACCTCGTTCACAACAATACTGTTCCCTTTCAGTATTGTAACGTGCTGGTCTACCAATCCAAGCGTGTGCAACGCAGAACGTTCAAATTGTTCCAAGGAATGCCCAGGTAAATCATGTTGTCCAGGAACACAAATGAACGGCCTCGGAAGGTGCTTATACACCCACGAAATTGTCCACGGCGACGTTTTCCAGCGGTCGAAAACGTCACCTGAACACAGCACTGGACAATTTCCGTTCTGTTCACTGAGACTTGAGAGAAATTGTAGTTTTTTGCTCTGAGCCTCTAAGTAGTCATCCACCCTGGAAACTGGGGGTTTTTCGGTTAGGTGAAGGTCTGACACAAGTATGAAGTCAGCTTTTTTATTAGGCTTTGTTGTTCTAGTTCTTGTTCTTTTCATACGTCCCACTCCACCTCACTTCCACACAGGGGACAGGTTTCCGGTGCCAGTTCGAGGAATTTTTCCTGAAGATTCTGAACTTCCCTTTCCGCAGTTCTTAGTTCATGTCGCGTAGAAACTATTTTATCACGCAGGGACTTTAATTTTGTGTAATACTCCATCCTCTCCTGGAATTTTCTAAAACGTTTTTCAACTTTGGTAACTTCCTCCTCTACCTCGTCTAGGTAGACCTCCTGTTCAATCTCCCTTTTAATCCTGTTATACCTTTGAGCTGTTTGACAAAGCGTATTCAGCAATTCTTCTCGTTTCTGAATTTCCCCAGCTATTTCCTCCAATTCCCCAACTTCCTCCTCGATTTTTGGAAGGTTAGCAAACTTCTTGATCTCCTCCCTCATCCCTTCCAATTCCTCTTCCTGATGACTGATTTTGGAATTTAGCTGGTTATACCCTCTTCGCAGTTCGCTGGTTACAAGGTCAATCTCGTCAATCGAAGCCGCTTTGTTCAGAATTTTCGCTGCCTCACCAGGCGTTTCTGAAAGGAGGAAATAAGGGTCGAATTGTCCGCGGACGTTCGCACGGTCGAGGCGGAGAACCTCCTGGACTTGTTCGGGCACTTCTGAGCCGAAAGCTCGAAGAGGTTCCCCATTCACCCTGTACTCGTTCTGGGTGGCTGACCGGATCCTTTCTACCACGTTTCCATCCGCGAAGTAGAGTGCGACTCTAGTGTCCCCTCCCCATTCTGAACGAAAGGAATCGCCCAGCGGCCGGTTAGTCAGTACCCAGTTAATTGCCCGGAAGATAGCGGACTTTCCAGCATCGGATCCCCCCAGAATGACGTTCACTCCCGGAGTAAACTCCATTCTAGTTTTTTTATGGCTCTGAAAGTTTTCAATTAGTACCGCTTTCAACATTTTGTTTCCCGTCCTTTTCCTGTAACAAATCAAAAAACCTCTCAGCGTCCATCACTATAACAGGTTTTTTGCGCCGCTTTTTTATAACTAGCAACCAATCTGTACCTTCCACCTGATTAGCTTTGGCTTGCTCAATCCAGGCTGGTACATCCCACCTTTCCTGCCATTTGCACTCTACCGAGAACGGGAATTTTCTTTTTGCCTTTCCGATCAACCTTACATCTGTGCCGGACTGAGAAGCCTCTCTAGAGGCGATCATTTCGTCCTTTCCCCAGGGAATCCCTGTCAGTTCTGAAATTTTCTCGCATACCCATTGTTGAAGTTTTCTACCTTTTGCCTTCGCAGATTGTGTTTTAATGTTCACCACCTCATTTCTCAATTTTGGAACAAAGAGTATTGATTCTTCTTTTTCCGCACATTTGGGGAAATCCAAACACTTTCAACCCGAGACTGCTTAGATATTACGTTCCCTTTGCCCTGAAGCCCAGATTGGCGAGTCCTTCCGACCACACTACAGGCTACCTTGAGATCAACCCTTTCCCAGCCTGCCTCTTCGAGAGGTTCATACACTTTATGCCGATACCCTGACAGTATCACCATTCCTTTGAGGCTCAGAAGGATATCCACTAGTTCCTCATGATCTTCAACAGTCATTTCGTGCCTATACTCTCCCGCTCTCCTAGTCTCCAGGACATAAGGAGGATCGCAATAAAATAACGTTTCCGAAGTGTCATATGTTTCTAAGATTTTCTTATAGTCATTGTGTTCAATCTGAACGCGCATGATACGCTGGTGAATTTCAGGTAGCATGTCAAGAGCCGAAAGCCAATTGCTCGTACGTTCACTTATTCCACGAAGGGAATAGGATACTACAAATCCCCAACCACTACCAAAACGCCCTCCAAAACTCATCCTAGCAACTACATACCAGCGGTAAGCTCTCTCAACGTCGTCTTTACACTCCTCCCAAGTATCCCGACAGAAGTAATATTCTTCCCGGCTGTAAGGAGTGAGACATGCTTTGCGGTGGAATTCCTGGAATTTCTCCTTGTCCCTTAGTATGCGAAAAAAGTTAACCAACCCGCTGTCAATATCATTATACACCTCAACAGGGGAGGGCTCTTTTGCAAGAAGTAAACTAGCCCCTCCTCCAAACGGTTCCACATATATCTTATGAGGAGGGAACAAGGATAATATTCTTTTCAAAATTCCTCTTCTTCCTTTGCCTCCAAGCCATCGTATAGGTGTTCGCAATTCCTTTCTCCCCATTTTGAATTACCACCACACCTTCGGTTTTCGCTCCTCCGCAAAAGATTGTTCAACCTCGTTCCATAGGCTGACTACCTCTTCCCTAAGCCGTTGCTCTAGGTTCTCCTCCTCTACTTTTCGGATTGCCGCTTCGATGTTTTTGCCAAGCACTTCATCACCGAGCTTGTATTCCCCTACGGTCGATTTCAGAAATGCCAGGTTTCCCCGAACGTCGTCAATTCCGTAATCAAAAAGAATATACACATCTGCGGTACGGTAAGGTTTCCAGACGGAGGACTTAAACACGTCGATTGTAGTTTGCACTCCTACAACGCGTTCATGGGATTTTCCTCGTATAGTCCTGGAACGTTTTATTTTAGTAACGGAGGAGCACCTTAACCGGAGGCTCGAATAGAAGCCGATTGCCTCTCCTCCAGGCGATTTGTACCGCATTCCATACGGCCCGGCATCGAGGTTTTGGCGGATTTGGTTTGAGCAGACTAGAAGAGTATTCTTTTGCTTAATTAGGCGGCAGGTTTTCCTAAGCTGTTCGGAAAACTCCTTTGCCCGTCGCATTCCCATCTTGTCCCCTTCGTCTTTTCCCATTTCTAGGTCTGTTGACAGCGCGGCTAAAGAATCAGCAAAAACTGCGTGTATTTGCCCTTCCGGCTGGTTTTCTATCCATTCCCTAATAGAATTGAACATGCCCGTTACAGTATTCGGTGTTGAATATTCGATATTTTCGGGTTCGAGTCCGAACATCTTAGCAAACTGAATGTTCAGACGTGCTTCAGGATCATGAAACATTACGTTTCCACCCATGTGCTGGACGTTTGCGGCTAACTGAGCGAGAAGTGCTGTCTTTCCAGCACCGGGAGGGCCAAAAATTTCCACCAATATACCGGTAGGGATTCCCCCAAAGGGGAATCGCCCTCCGCTAATAGCCAGGTCAAGTAGCGTTGAGCCTGTGGAAACTACGCTATCAGAACCCTTATACTCACCTAGCTTTTCCAACTGTGTATTGTTGATTTTTTTCTCCACTTGTACGCTAAGTTTTCTCCTTCGCTCTCTTTTTTCTACCAATCCATATCACCTCTACTTTTCTTCTATACAGTCCTCCCATATTTCGCAGGTGTCGCAGTCATCGTATTCCTCACAGTCCTTTCCAAAAACGTGTCCGTAAGGGCATTTACCTTCATTGGTGGCATTCTTGCGTCTAAGGCGTTGCCTTGAAGGTTTCTCCTCTTCAGTCCCGTTAATTTGGCTTTCGTCCTCATCCTCGTCTTGGTTTTCCTCGTCGTCCAGATCGTCCTGGTCTTGAATTTCATCCTGGCTCAAGCCGCCAAAAAACATGGCTTCAAGGGACTTGTAAGAAGGGACAACTAGAACCTCATCCAAACAAGGTGCCTGGTCTAAAATAGACTCGTCGAGAGGTTCCCTTTCCTCGAAGTCAATCCGTGAAGTATCAGCGAATTTGTTTGTTCCGATCTGTTCTTCCGTGAAGCGGATTCTCAGACGATATCCTTCCTCTAGATCAGGAAAACTGTCGTATTCCTCTGTTTCCAATAGTTCTTCGTCAAGTTTTGACTGGAAACAAAACTGGGAAATGTCCCAGATATGAATTTGCTCTGGGTAGTCCTTAGATTTTCGAGGGATGACTAGGTACAAATTGCGCATTGAGGACTTCAGCGCACGCACGTTATCATCATCCCACCTTGCCCCGTCCTTCAAAAGCTGTGCTCGATACTCGCAAATGGGACAGGGCTTGTTCACGCTCGAAGGGCAAACAACTGTTTCATTGTTGGCTCCTATATTTCTGTGAATCCAATAAGGTCGCTTATACCAGAGTGTTCCAGGCACAGCGATCTCATATTCTTCATCACGGTCAGGGTGGTTCGGATCTTTTACCTCGTAAGGAATAATGTCTAAACGTATTCTTGATCCAGGCTCCTCCCGAAATATTGAAACCCCTGAAGGTATGCTGAGATGAGAGTAAGCCACTCCGTGACTGCGCTTAGAGGCGTTACGTGTAGTTTTCCCTTTTCCAAACCTTCTTTTCCTATTCCTCACCATTATTGTGATTCTCCTTTCCTTCTTTGTTATCCTTGTTATTTCCAAACATCCATTGTATTGCTAAAATCTTCCCCACATAATTCGCCGCTGATAATATTACCAGGTATGCAGGGAAAATAATTATGGCTAATGCCACCAGCAACACTGTTTCCAAATTTACCTCAATCCTTTCCTCTACGCCTAATTCGAACCTTTGAATTGCTTTCAAAACGTTCTCTTTCCTTTAACCAGCGCCTAGTTTCTTCGTGCAGGTCCCTAGGAGTCTGGGGTCCCGCAAAGTAGCTTACCCCTAGCAGTTTGACGAGGTTCTCCAAAGCAGTTTTGCGCTGGTCAATAGCCTTCACAACGGCTGTGGCAATGTCATATTCATAACGGGCTTCGATATATGCTTTGTTTAATTTTTGATACTCAGGTTGTAACAAAATGGTGTTTTGAATAGCGGACTCAGTTACCTTAGACAGGCCATACGCGTTGGGATTCACCCGAATTTCGGAATCTAACTTGGCTATTCCCACATCCAGCCGTTCCTTGGCTTCGTCCATGGCTTTTTTCGCTTCGGCAGCATACTGGGCATATTTTCGCATCAGCTCTGGCTGTCTCAACCACTCAATATCCAACGCCATTTCGTCAATTTTCACATCCTCCTCATAGTTAATGTCCTCCACTTATCTTTCCTCCTTTTCTGTTTTTACTTCATGTGATTCCAGCCAAGCTATTATGTCCTCTCGCCTAATAACGCCACCTTCACGAGGGATTTTGGCAATGAAGTCCCTCTTAAATTGCTGGTATAGCCGCCTTGCATTCGCCTCGTCGGTAAACAAGGCGAGAATATTCAAGGCTAAATCCGCAGGTCCACTGCCTCCATACCCCCATTCAAAACCGTCAGGGCTGTGAACAACTAATTTGTGAGGGATATTTACGCAAGGTTCCCCATTTACCCGCTTACAGATCACGTCACCTTCAAACTCAAAACTTCTTATTTGCTTTAAGGGTAAGGATTTGTGTTTAGCCCATTTAATCCCCCTTGCTTTCCCTCTGCAAACAGGTCCCAACCCAATCCTAACAGACACTGGGTCAGTAAGTTTCCTTCCACATTTTCGACACCTTATAACAGCCTTAGGTAAGCCTGCCTGATCAATTAGCCCCTCCATTCCCCTTATCTCCTTCGTTTTGAAGTGCTTTCATAACTATTATACAAAGTTAACTCGTTTCCGTCCTTATCATTCACCACAACATACGGCATAACAGGCAAAGACTAGTCCAGGAAAACCCGAGTTATATACAGGCTCAAGAAATTCCTCCATTACGGCGGCTACAGAGTTATCTTGTTTACCGCTCAGCAAAATAGCCTGGCAATACCCTAGTACAGCCCGGCGTATCCTTTCAGGATCCTCTTCTTTTAGTCCTTTCAAAATTCCAGCTACCTTTGGCCAAGGCTCTCCTTTTATCAAAGCTCTGCATAACTCAATCATTTCTGATTGCTTCTCCGCCGCTCTTTTTGCAACTTCCAGCCTCTTATTTGGAGGAACGGCTAGTACCTGAGCTAATATTTGAAGGGCATTGCGAGGGTGCCCTATAGAGTCCTGCGCAATTTGTTCGTATACTTCCTTCCGCAAACGTTCCCCTTCTGCCTTGACTACACGCCTTAACAACTTTTTCATTTCTATCTCGTTTAAGGTACGGACTTGAAACTCAGCACACCTCCCGCGAATTGTGGGTAACAGTTTTTGTGGGTCGGTTGTGCACAGGATATAATATACGTGTTTAGGGGTGTCCTCTAACTCCTTCAGTAACGCACTTTGTGCATCATTCGTCAAGCGGTGAACCTCGTCCAATATCCACACCCTGCAGGGACTTTCCAAAGGCTTGTATTGACTTTGTCGCCGAATTTCTCTAATAGTGTCAATCCCCCGAAAGTCGGCTGAGTCTATTTCCTTTATATCCTCTCCTTTAACACCCAATTCACGCGCCACAATTCGGGCAAGTGTAGTCTTTCCACACCCTGTAGGCCCATGGAACAGAATACTTCTAGGAACATCAACCTTGCCTGTGAAATAACTTTTCAAAATTTCCACAGTCTCCTCGTTCCCAACAATCTCATCCAACGTCTGCGGTCTATACCGCAAATATAACGTATCTGTTTTTTTCACTTCAGCCATGATCCGTTCACCTCGTATTCGTCAATTTCCACCTCAAGAGGGACAACAATCCAATCCCATTCCTTGGGCAACCCTCTGACCACCTCCTGAACGGTTTGTTTCACATGTTCCAACTCCTCTGGGTAAACGTCTAACAAAACAGAGTCATGAATCTGCCCGACCAAACGAGTTCTCCAACCTTCTTTCAACATAATTTTGTCTAGCTCGATAAACGTTTTTAAGAGGCAATGAAAGGCTGTCCCTTGAATTGGGTAATTGATAATCTCGTTTCGCCTCATTACGCCTGAACAAACGAAGCCTGTATACATTTGAAGATACCCTTTCCGCCTGTATTCCTGGACCCAACACTCTCTCCATTCTGAATACTTTCTGAAACGTCTACCCCAAAAGTCATCCTCTACCCTTTGAATATGGTCCATGAAAAGATTGAAAGAGCGAATCCCTTTTTGAATCAGATGGTCAGAAATGTGATCTCCATTAGGCAACTGAAGTCCCATTCCTTCTTTCCAAGTTCCTTCTACAGGTAAACCTACCCATTCACACAAGCTAACTGCGTTATTTTTGTAGTAATCACCGTAAAACTGAGGGAATACAAAGCCGTTTTTCGCCGCCTGTCTCAAGGTTTTGTAGGCAGGGATACTTTTATCCAATTCGTCCAGGATAAATATTTGTTTTGCCATGTCGGCGTGCATGTCTGAATCTTTATCCTGCAAATATCGAACCATCACAGGATCCTGGTGATAACAGGCGCCGATATGAACCTCTAGAGAGGCAAAGTCCACTTCCACTAACTGGTGCCCAGGGCGGGGAAGAATAGCCCTGCGGCAGACTTTCATTGCCTCTTTATCCCGCTTAGGAATATTTTGAAAATTAGGTCCCTCCGAACTGCTTCGATAAGTCCTCACGTTGTTAAGGTTGTAGCTGGGATGGAGGTAACCGTTGTACTGCTCTTTTATAAAAGCCTCTAGGTACGTGTCCTTAATTTTTAACAGTTTTCTAATTTGAAGAATTGTATCCAGTTCGGGCATCCCAATCTTTTTCAAC